CGGGTTGGGGGCGTCCATCGGTTGCGAGTGCGTATAGGACTCGCGCGACGAGCAAACCTTTAAATGCTAAAAGCAAGTAGCTAAAAGCAAGTACTCACAAGATTCTTGTAACCGTAAATGTCAATGACACTCTTTGTGCCAGGGTAGCGCGCGGCAATGTCATATGCCATCTTTTCGAAGGGGTGCTCATTCTCGCCGTCTGTGCCCTTGCGCACATCTGTTATGTTGTCCGGGTCCGCATCGACTTCTTGTCCGTTATATTGCTCTTTGCGCTCGTAGATTGCCGCCATTGGCTTACAGTTCCCCATCAACCAATCCTTGCGCTCGCGCCGTTTTTGCTCGTCGGCCAAGTCATCTGTCGTGACCAATGAGAAGGGCGCCGGTTGCGAACATTGCATATAGTAGGTGTCGCCAATGTCGGGGTTACTGCGAATGTCGCTATTCTCTTGCCGTTTGTTGATGCTGTCAAAGGGCTCGTAACCGTTGGAAGCGAGCCACGGTTGTATGGCTTCGCTGTTTTGCCGTTGATAGATGTGGACTTTCTCGTGCACGAGCGTCTGGCGAGCTCCTCTAATGGTTGCGCGAGCGTTTCAGAACTGAGAAAGACAATGTCCGAACGCGTGTGCGGCAATCCGTATTCGTACGCGCGCCCTTCTGTGAGCGCCATTTTCCACGGAATGCGCGCGACAGTCGTGCCCGGAATTGGTGTCTTGATGCACGTGTAGAAGAATGCGTCCGCCTTTTGTATTGCTTGCGTCACGAGCGATTGTTCTTGTTGGGAGTACGCGCGTGCAGCGTCGCCTATCGCATTGAGGTACAAATCCGGGGCCATGCCACGCGCCACAAAATCTAGGCGCGTCATTCGCGAGACATACCCGTCTTTGTCTTGTTGCAAGAAGCGCGCGGTGTCTGCTGCCGAGAGGAACGTGATGCTTGAGTACACTGGAACGGTAGGGTTCTGAACTTGCTTTTGCACAGTCGGTGCGGGACCAATCGGTAGTGGTGATGGCAAAGGTTTTGGTGGCGTAGCAGCTGGCGCTTTTTGTTGTGCTAGTGCTAGTGCTAGTGCTTGTTGCTGCGAATTCTCTTGAATTACTCCCGTCGCCGCCATCATTTGCGTGAGCCACCATGGTATGCCTTTGACCAATTGGGGGGTTGTTGCCATTGGCGGGCCGTCGCGTCTCTATATAAGAGTTTTTGATATAACATTTTAGTAGAAAACGATGGAAACCGAAGAACTTAGCCAAGAGCGCGCATCTGCTCCGGGTTCACCCGCTTGAAAAAGCCCATGATTCAGCGCATGGCCAAGCGCGCGAACATACGCCACGTGAGCACGCTCCTCGCGGACGACATGCGTGATGCACTATACCGCTATTTGAAAGCACAAGCCCCTAAGTTTGTTCTTTCAAATGGCGGTTTGCAAGAAGAGAAGGCGCACGATTTCGTAATCCCCGCAAAAACATTCGCCTTTTTGGTGCGCATGGCCGCCGACAACAATCAACAAAAGTGGTTGCCTGAAGATTTGCTCGGCTTTCACGTTCAAGTCGAGGCATGGTGGTACGAGCTATTTGTGCGAAGCAAGCGCATTGCCGACCATCGCGAGCACAGCGTTGTGCAATGGAAGGACATTGAGCTAGTGCTAGAGATGGCTAAAGAGTTGCCCTAGTTTATGTTGAACGTGACCGAGTTCGCACCAATTGCGCCCGCCAAGGCCGGCTCGTCGTTGTGTGCGGGGATTGCGAGTGAGAGCGTGGGCTCGTCTTCAAACGGTTGAACAACGATAGTGTATAGTGGCATGTGCGTATATGTCGTGGTTGGTGTTGGTTGGCGGCTATTTGTTGCGCTTTGCGTTGCAGGTGAGCCGTTGTTGGGCGACACCGCCACACGTCGCACGCGCTCCTTCATCATCTTTTTTGTGATAAGGTAAGCCATGTGCACTAGCGCCCAGCATGCCAAAAATAGGCACATGCCCATGAAAAAGATGAATAGCTGGCGCTCGCTTTCGGGGAGTTTGTCGTAGAGCCCGAGCCATTCTTGTGACGTCATGGGCAAGTCAATGTTCTTGTACACCATCGGCGCTTGCTTGTTCTTCATGTATAGTGTCGCCGTGCGGCTGTTGAAGATGGCATTCTCACCATCCCAAGTGAACACGCGAAATGCGGGGTCCTTGGGTGCGCCGCCGCCCATCGCGAGAGTGCGAGAGTTGTCGGTCAACCTCATTATCGCGCGCATTCCAATGGACAGGCTGTACACGGCTTCGCGCAACGATTTCTGAATATTGCGCAGCTCCCTACTGCTTTGTGTCCCTGTTGTAATCCATGCGCCAAAGTCGGACGGCCACTCTGCCCGCGGTGTTGCGGCTGCAAGCAAAAGCCAATTGATAACGTGGACTTGGGCCGGGCTTTTGCGCATCATCTGTTTATCCTTTGTTTTGCATAAAAATGCAGTGAATAGGTTACTTTTTACACGTACATCGACATCGGGGGTGTGCTCGCGGCACTTTGTTTTTTTAGGTATTTGCGCACGAACGCGTCGCATACTGTAAATGCAACAGACGTATCGAACTCGGCATCCGGGAGGTACTGCAGCATGTTGTACCAGCTCGTGATGCTCTCGAGGCCGCGGCGAAGGTTGCGCACGCCCTTTTCTTCCGGCACCCGCTCGATGATGGTGCGCAAGATGTCGTCGCTGAACACGAGCTTGCCCGCATCTATGTTGTACTGCTCTAGAAGGCTCGGCAGGAGGTGCTTGCGCGCAATCGAGAGCTTGTCGCTTGTGTTGTAACCTTGCACGCGAATCACCGTCATCCGGTCTAGCAAGATGGGGTTCACGCGCGTCTCATCGTTGAATGCGAACACGAGCAGCGCCTTAGAAAGGTCGAGGTCAATCTCGGTGAAGTAGCGGTCGTTGAAATGCTCGTTCTGGGTCGCGTCGGTGAGGTGCACGAGGATGTTGGTGAGCTCCTCGCCCTTGGCCGTGTCGCTGATTTTGTCGAGCTCGTCGAAGAAAATCACCGGGTTCATGGCTTTGGTTTTCATGAGCACCTCTGCAATCTTTCCATAAGTTGAACCCTCGTACGTGAGGCCGTGGCCTTCGAGAAACGCGCCGTCCGCTGCGCCACCGAGTGCCACGTACGCAAACGGTAGGTTGAGCGCCTTAGCGATGCCCTGTTTCACGAGCGAGCTCTTGCCCGCGCCCATCGGGCCTTGGATGCCAATGCAATGGCCGCGCGAGCTCGGGTTTGAAATCCATTGCGCGAGAATGCGCATGATGTGTTCCTTGCTCTCGCGGTGGCCGTACACTGCGCCATCAAGAGAGGCGCGCGAGCTTTCCAGAAAATCGCGCACAGCAGGCACACCCGCGTCGCGCTTAACGGGCAGCGGCATCCGCACGCCGAGTGGAATGCGCATCGCAGCGTGTAACCACGCGTTCAGCTTGTGGTATTCGCCCGCGCCATCGTGCATTTTCTGAAGGTTCGTAAGCTTGGTCAGGAGCATGCGCTTCGTGACAGGGTCCATCGACGACTGCAGGAGTTGGAAGCGAAGAGGTTGCGCGTGGAGCGGCAAGCGCTTCTCCATGGCCTGCTCTTGCGCGAGAATGGAGTCTTGGAACTCGGGGCTCGCGGACTCGAAGTACGCGCTCTCCTCCTCAGTATAGTTCATGTCAGCGCACCGCGGCCGCTTGCGCGTAGTGCGTGCGTGAATGGGTGCGCGCAACAACATCTTGCTCATGCACGGAATCGCGCTCGCGGCCGTCACGCGCATACCACCGATGCGATAGCTGCGACCGATGGCGCGCATCATCACTGTGGGCGTCTCGTAAGCTTCCTCTTCTTCATCGTCCGATTCACTATCAGTTGAATCACTTGGCACATCATCGCCATCTTCGATGATAAAGTCGCGCATGCTGTCATCGTCCGAGTCTGCGCTCCTCTCGCTCTCACTGGCAATCGTCTCGCTATCGCTGTTATCACTCTCGCTCTCGTANTCTTCGTAATCTTCGTAATCCATGCTTGGTTCGTAGTCTGGGTCTGAGGAGGAGTCCGAATCGGAATCCGAGTGTGACGATGTTATTGTTGACATCCGCTTACAAGTCGTGTGACGCGTTTGTAGGGCCGGGTGTCCTTTTTTCCAGATTGNGAAAAAAAGGACGCGCATTTAAAAATATGGTTCATAGTCAGAACTCACTGGTTATATAGCAGCACGCAGACAGACACCATCACATGTCTATCTACAAAGAGCTGTCGTATGACCAGGACATAGATGTTGTAAAAGGCATCCAGTTCAGCGTGCTTGGTCCCGATGAAATCAAGCGCCGCTCGGTGGTGGAGGTGACCAAGACGGACACGTATAGCGGCAATGTGCCGGTTGTCGGCGGTCTCTTCGACCCGCGCATGGGCGTGCTGGAGCACAACCGCTACTGCGACACGTGCCACCAGAAGAACATCTTCTGCCCGGGTCACTTTGGTCACATCAACATGGCGCGCCCGGTGTATCACGCGATGTTCTTTGAGCACACGAAGAAGGTGTTGAAGTGCGTGTGTCACCGTTGCTCGCGCCTGCTGGTGTCCCCCGACAGCACCCTGAAAGAGTTGCGGGAGGAGGCCGTGCGNGTGGGCGGCATCAAGAATTTGGCCAAGCGNCATGAGGCGACGCTGGCCCTGTGCGGCAACACGCGCATCAAGTATTGTGGCGACGACATGGACTCGAAGGAGGAGAACGACCGCCCCGGTTGCGGTGCGATGGTGCCGACCAAATACATCAAGGAGGGCGCGCTGAAAATCGTGGTCGAGTGGAAGGACCCCAAGGACAAGGAGTCGGACCCTGTCAAAAAAGAGTACACTGCAGACGACGTGTTGCGCATCTTCTCGCGCATCACCGAGGAGGACATGGAGCGCATGGGCTTCAACCCCAAGTGGAATCGCCCCGAGTGGATGATTTGCACGGTGCTGCCAGTGCCGCCGCCGTCCGTGCGTCCGAGCGTCATCGAGGAGAACGGTCAGAGGCGCGAGGACGACCTAACGCACAAGCTGAGCGACATCGTCAAGGTCAACACGCAACTGAGGCAGCGCATCGAGCGAGGCAACGTAACGGAGGAGTACATGCGCCTGACGACGATGGTGCTGCAGTACCACGTGGCCACGTTCATAAACAACCAAATTCCTGGGCTGCCACAGGCGCAACAGCGCAACGGCCGCAAGCTCAAGAGCATCAGCGACCGCCTCAAGAAGAAGGAGGGGCGCATTCGTGGCAACCTGAACGGCAAGCGCGTAGACCAGAGCGCGCGTTCGGTCATTACGCCAGACCCGTACATCTCTATCGACGACCTTGGCGTGCCTTACAAAGTCGCGATTCAGCTAACGTTCCCCGAATCGGTGAACTCGTACAACATAGACGAGCTGCGCGCGCTTGTGCGCAACGGCCCCGAGAAGTGGCCCGGTGCAAAGTACGTGCGCAGCTCGGAACAAGGCAAGACGTTCACGCTGCGCTTCGAGACGAGCCGCGAGAAGATTGCAGAAAACCTGTCCGTAGGGGACATTGTGGACCGGCACTTGCGCGATGGTGACTACGTGCTCTTCAACAGGCAGCCTTCGCTGCACAAGATGAGCATGCTGTGCCACCGCGTCAAGGTGATGCCATTCCAGACTTTCCGGCTTAACCCGCTTGATTGTCAACCGTTCAACGCTGATCAACTTTCATCCTTACATCAAGGTCAGCAACAGGCGGCTGCCACTAAGGTTGTAGTGCGACCTTAGTGGGAAAACAGTGTAACCACTACCGTGCTGCCTGGATGTTGGCGCACGTATATAACCGTCTAGTGAGGAGTTGCATGGAGGTTCAACAAATTTACTTCATCTCTCGCAGATGAAGTAAAGTATGTAGTTCCTCTCAACAATTTCCTTGCGAGATACTCAAATTGCGGGAATCTCCTTAGAGCCAGATGATACCGGTGCTTGCCCGAAAGGGTATTCACCAGCACGCGTAATAGCGTAGCGAGTGGAAGTTCATTCTACAAACAAGAAAAAATGACTTAAAGGTTGTGGTGATAGGATGAAGTATCCTACACACCATTCTCAAGATGGCGCAAGCAATTCCAGTCGGCAACGATGCGTTCAAGGCGAAGCTCGCGTTTGTAGACAAGATTATCGACAATCCTGATGATGTGATTGTCGATATCTATGTCATCACAGACAGCAGCAACAACAAGAACTATGTTGGGCAATCAGTGACTCACCGTCTTAATAACGGCCGTTACCGCCCATATGGTTACATATCACGCTTCAAGAGCCATCAAAGCCAAGCACGAAACAACAGCCCGTCAAAGCCGGTCTACGAGCTACAAACGGCAATGCGCGACCACATGCACGCATTCTCGGTTAAGCTTGTCATGCGCTGCCCCAAAGACGAAGCCGATACTTGGGAGCGCCACTTCGTTCAAGTGTACAACAGTTGCGTACCGAATGGATACAACCAAACGGTAGGCGGCAAAGGCCATACGGTGGTCGTAATGCTCAATCCTGACCGGGTTGTTCCTAATTACGACCATGTTGCGCGTAAGCCAACTGACCCACACACCGAAGAGACCAAGGCTAAGATTGGCGAGGGAATTCGTCGCTACATGGAAGACAATAAAGAAGTACCTATTCTTATTGCAAAGCGCGCACGGAACCAACATCTTGAGAAAAAATACACCACTAGTATGCCGTTTAAGGTTGATGTGAACCAAATCGACAAATATATTGTTCACACAAAGAACAATGTGGTTGTTCGGTTTGAAAGAAAGCGTGGTGGACACCAAGTCGACTTTCACATTGGCAAGAGCGAAACAGTGGGCGAGACTGAGCAACGTGCCAAGGACTTCTTAATGGAGTTGGCTCGGCGTCAGGACGCACAAGTCATTAACAATGAAGAATGAACCCACGAGGTAAAAATTTATCTGGATTGGACAATCCGCAGCCAAGCTCCTAACCCCGTCATGGCAAGGGTATGGAGAAGGTTCAGAGAGCAGACGGGTGTCGGTCGCAAATGAAGGTTTAGCCAACCTGATGCGGCATAAGGTGTGCTCCACTTCCCGTGGGAAACCCGGGAGACTGTGCAAGAAGGTTTGATGGGGATGAGATGAATGCACATGCCTCGCAGTCTATACAAACAATGTCCGAATTAC